AATGAAAAGCCTAGCTTAGAGAGTACTCAGTGGATCATGTCTTTCGATGAAGCATTCTCTGGAGCGAAGAAACTCAAGGATGATCGTAGAGGTAATCCTAAACGAGACAGACGCAGAAATCCTAAGAATACAAAGAAAGTATCGAACAAGCAAGTAGATAAATCTATCAAACAGGATGAATAACAAAAGTTCTAAGAAGAAAGGAAATGGTATCTACTCACCTAGTTACCGCGCTGTAAAGGCTAATCAAATTTCTAGTGTTGTTTCAGAAGTCGAATACCTTATACCAAAAGGTCTGGACTCTAACGCTAAGGAAAAGCTTACCAATTTACTGTATTCAACCATTAATGGTAGAAATGATATTATTCTCTCCGGAATTGGACAAAATTGGGATCCAGGCATCGTTCTTGATAACTGGTTAAAGATTTTAAAGTCTAATGAGGATATGATGGAGGAAATCCTTATCGACTTAGAAATGAGAGAGAGTGAGAAGTTCGGACCTCGTTCGATCGCTAAACCTTGGTACCCGGAAAGACAGTTAGCTCTTGATGAGTTTTACGAGCAAACCGACATAGACTACTCTGTATTACGTTGCGACACTCCGGAGGAACTGAAATCATTCAACCTCAGACCAGTTTCCATTGATGAAGCTGCAAAGAAAATAAAACGCTCGACTAATTCAGGACTCCCTTGGTTGGGTAAGAAAGGTGACTACCTAGATATCACTCTTAGAGACTGGGATGAGTTACTTAATCTTGCAATGGAGTACAAGTTACCGTGTGTTATATTTACGCGAACTCAAGAAAGCGCTAAAACTCGTAATGTCTATGGCGTTCCACTCATTGTCGTTCTAAATGAGATGCGATTTTATAGACCTCTCTTGAAAGTTCAAAAGGACTTACCTTGGCGTTGTGCCTTAAGAGGTCCAGATGATGTAGCGGATCATATGACTCGTATAATTGATGGAGCTATTAGATCGGGCAAAATGCTTGTCTCTATTGATTTCTCTGCGTTTGATTCCACAGTGAAACCTGGTATGCAAGCCAAAGTTGGTGAGTATTACATGAACTTATTTCAATCTAAGTTTGGATCTGAGATTAGAGATATCGTGACTCTAAAATCTAACATTCCAGTTGTCACTCCTGATGGTATTAGATATGGCGGACATGGAGAACCGTCTGGCTCTGCATTTACTAATGAGGATGATTCCATCGCTCAATTTTTAGTTGCACGTCACAGTGGTGTATTAGAAGAGTTTCTTAACCTCTTCGCTATCCAAGGTGATGATGGTGTCTATGCGATTGACCCCGAAAAGTTACCAACATTCTTTAATGCTTTCAAGTCCTTCTTTAAAATTAATATAGAGAAGACTAAGCAAGCGTCGAATCACTTATTCTATTTGCAGAACCTGTATCATCCTTTTTATAGAAAAGATAATGGTACAATCCCTGGTGTTTATTCTACAGTTCGTGCGC